TTGCCTGCCACTCCGATTTCATTCGCCACAGTATTCAGCGTTGTAACATTGCTGGCCTGCGAAGCGGCTGGCGAAGCGGGCTGGAGATACCCCCAATTGCCGTAGCCAGTCGGATACGCGGGGACCGTCGGGTCAACCCAAGCCCAAGAGCCTTCACGCGGAAGTTCGTCCCACAGGCCGATGAAGATGCGGACATCAGGTTGCGGGATATCTTTGTACGTCGAGAGCAGAAATGCGTTCTCTTCGGCAGACACGATGATGGCGAGATCCCCGCCCTGATTCTGCGCACGAACGCGCGCTGCATCCCAGGTCATGTACCCGGTGGCCTTGGTCCAATAGCCCGTATATGGGCTCTGAACCCAGCCGTAGTCCGTGAGGCTACGAATAGCGTCGTCTGAACCGAGAACTACAGCCGTTCCGGTACGGCCATCGATACTCACTTGGCCCGTGGCGCTCGTGGCTACGAGATTGGCGTCGAATTCGAATTTGTCTGCCACCGGAGCAGACCCACGGTAGCCCGCGATCAAGATATCAGTCGGATCAGACACCAGTGCGGCAGCTCCAAGCACCGGGAAATCGAACACGGTGCGTTCCAGCACAGCCCCGGTATCAGGATTGATGCGCAGCAAACTACGATCAGCCGTCACATGCAGTTCGTCGTTTGCGATGAACATGGACGTGGAGCCTTTGGCGCCAGTAACGGTGAACGAAGCCGCGAGCTGAAGCTGGCCGGATGCCGATACGCTGAACTTGTCGATGCGCGCAATGCTGCTGTACCCGATGAACACATGCCGCGGAGTGGCGCACAGGACCGCAGGGGGCGCCAATGTCCACAGCAGGCTCACCGGAACTGGCGACAGCTCATCCGCGCGCCACAGCTCAACGGCGTTATCGGCCCGTCCAAGCACCAGCCACTCTGTGCCAACCGCAACCATGCATTTGCCCGCATGCGGGACATCCGTGGTCCAGAACCACGCGGGGTCGCGGGGCATGTGCAGCGCAAGCACGCCATCTGCGAGCGTCGTTGCCGGGGTGAGCGACCACAAGCGGTTGGCTTGATACGCCAGCGCCTGCGGCGCCAAGGGCGTCACGTCCGCAGAAACGAAATTCGCGATCGCGGTAGTCAGGGCCGGGCGGAACACCGTCAGCTTGGAGCGCCCTGGCGCAGCCGCCGCGAACCATTTGTCTGGCATCGCGCACAGGGCCTGCGCACCGATGAACGCCGGAGAAATGACCTGGGCGCCACTCACCGGGCACCGCCGAGCACAGCAGCTTCGAACGCAAAGCTGTGGATCTCGAAGGCCTTTTCAGACTCGAAGCGCAGTGCGATGGTCGGGGCTGTGTGATCCACCATGATCGGTCCTCCCCCGAGTGTGGATCCGGGCACGCCCCGATCAAGCAGCACGCGGGTGTCTCGATCAGCTTCGTCGGGCAGGAACCACGCATCGAATTCACCGGCGCCGATAACGTCCAGGCCGATCCAGTGCTTGTACTTGCGGGCATCGCCACCGTGTAGGAACTGCGTTTCGAAGACCGCCAACTTGGGGGATTCTGAGCCATCCGCCAGCACGTCTGAATCGCCCGGAGCGAGTGAATACACCATGTCGCCGGCGCGCAGATACATGACGCCTTTCAGCTCGATGGCGTCGTCGACTGCGATAGGCAGCGTCCAGGTCGTCCAGCCAGCGATCTTGTTGGAGGGGGATAGCGTGAATGCGAACACACGAGTCGTGGTGTCTTCAGCGAACATGCATAGGTACTGACTCCTGGCCGGTGTCCACAGCGACGTGACGCGGTCGGGGGCATGGTTCGCATAGGCCTGGGTCAGCGCGAAGACTCCCGCGCCGAAGTCAGATTCACGGCGTTCGCCGGTGGTGATCTCTGTGACCAGTGACCGGAAGCCGCCTTCGCTGAAATAGAACGTATCGCCAGTAGCCGTTGCCAGCGATCGGAACATCTTGGTGCCAGGGCCTTCGTAGGTCCGGATCCAGTTCATGCGCGAGGGGTCGACGTCCAAGGCCCAGAACTGCATCGCATTCGGATAGACGCAGCCCAGTAGTCCTTCGTGCTGCACAAAGCCCTGGAGTTCGCTGGCGCCGCCAGTGTGCTGGCCGGGCGCGAAGACACCGGCATCACCGGGGTTCGTCCAGTCGCGGGGGCCGTTCAGCACGGAACTGTGGTGCACGAGATCATCGATGCGACCCGGTGCCACGAACTTCCCATGATATTTGAACAGCGAAGCACCGGGCTGAAACGACTGGCGCACGAGCGTATCGCGCGGGCGCCCCATGATTTCTGGGAACTGGTCAATGTAATGGTGCTCGTAACTGATGGCCCCGCCGGTCGAGCTGGGGGCCAGCTCCAGTACCAGGAACATGTATGGGCCTTTGATGATGTCGCGTCCGAAGAAACTGGCAGTTGACACGCGAGCATAGCGACCCGTTGGGGTCTTAGTGCTTTCGGATACTCCGAAGACATCGCCGGTGAAGCTGGGAGGCAGTTGAAATTCGATGCCATGCCCAGCAGGCACGGCAACACGGAGTTGGTCGTTTGCTGTGTACAGCCCATATGTGTTTGCAGGAAGCCGCGCGAAGGGCCGAAGCACGTCACGGGATTTCATGGCCCCGCCAGGGGTCAGATCGCAGTTTTCGCCAAGGTAAGCGCTGTTCGGATTCGACGCGGATTCGATCCGGCGCCGGTCAATACCGTTGAACGCTGGTGTATCACCAATGGGGTATGCGAGCGTCTTAGCCATTATACCAGGGCTTCCAGCGTTCAGTGTATTGTGCGCCATTGCCCACGGTGGGCGTCACAGGATTCTGATTCATCGGGCCGATAGTCGACACAACAACGCAACCCTGCTGCGAACCGCGTACGCTGCGCTGCATGGCTACGTAACGTGCCTGTAGCACTTTGGCATTCGCGCGCCCGTAGTGGTCAGCAGACATAGCTGAAGCGCCGCGAATGATGAGTTCAGAATTGAACGGCATCAGTTCCGCATCATCGATGAGCGGTGGCAGTTCGAGTTCGACGCGCAATTCAAGGCTTGCCCAATCCGCATCCGGTGCGGGGCTCAGCCGGATTTCCCGGTCAACGTATTCGATAACGCGCGGGCGCCCAGCGTCTTCGGGGATCGAAGCAGGGTCATCGTGCGGAATAGTTCCCTGCTCGATAGGCCATGAACGCCCATTCGAATCAAGAACCCAAACGCCAATGATGCCGCCAATGCCAGCTTCATCAGGCCAGGAATACGTCGCCTGCTCCGGGACCAACTCGATGTTCACTGTGCGCTTGAGTTCCAGGAAGGAGATATCAAGCGCCAGTTCTTCCACGGTGGCCCGGATGTAGGAATCAACGGTCGCGTTGTTGGTCGACGCAGACGAAGCCGTGGCGCGGAATCCGATCCGCTTGAGCACTTCGGCGCGAACTTCCCCGAGACTCTTTTGCGGACGGATTGCCACGGTTTAGTCCTCCTGCAGCGCGTCAATGAACGTGCGGGCAGAACGCTTGATGAGGATGGCTGAGCTTGGGCCAATGCCACGAATGGCTTCGAGCGCGTCGAGTTCGGCTTCAGCAACGGCTTGGATGGTTTGCAGGCCTGCGCTATGCAGAGCCTTGGCGAGGGCAGTGCTCACGCCATCGATCTTTTCCAAATCCTGCCAGCCACCAGTTTCGACGTCTACCGTACCGAGTTCACGCTGCACGCAGGCCTCGAAATCGTCCTCGAAGGAAATCCGATCTGCGTAGATCTTGGATACCAGTTCGGGGGTATAGATCTGGCGAACGTAGGCGAAGGCGGTGACAGCGTCGAAATCCTGGATATCGGATTCGATATCGAGTTGGTCGACGGGGATAGAAGAGACGGAGAGTTCGAACTTCTCGTGCTTCAGCTTCAGCAGCGGAACTTCGAATCGGAACACTCGGGCCGACGTACTGGTCTTGCGGCGGTACGTGACGAGAAGCTTCTTGAATGTGGCCATGGGGCCTCCTGAGTATGCATGCGGTGCCTGGGAAAAACCCCTCCCCTACACCGGGGAGGGGCGTGACTCGCTCAGGCTCGAATCACTCAGAGAATTCGTGAACGATGTTGGCGCTGGGATTGGTGCAGTAGAAGGCCAGTCGATCATCCAGGCTCATGTAGGTGACACGCTGATCGAAGGGGTCAGCCGGGAAGCTGACTTCCTTCTCTTCGCCGGGGGCGAAGACCAGATTCATACTGGCGGTGTTCAGGCCGTAGCCGCGACGGAGCCAGCTGGTATCCCCGGTGAGCGAAGCCATCAGATCCATGGCTGGGCAATGCACGACGGGGACGCCATGCACGCTGATCGCGGTATCCGGAATGCCCAGGTCGATCGCGCGGATGCCAGACAGTTCAGCTTGGTAGCGGAACGTCGAGCTGTCCTTGGCCGTGTCGATGTAGCGGTCGATCCAGCCGCCAGAAGCCAGCCAGACGTTGATGCCCAGGCCCTTGAAGCCACGGTTGTAGAGATTGGCCGCGCGGATGCCACGGGTCAGATCGCGTTCCAGGGTCGGGAAGGCACCAGTCGCAGCAGTGCTGAGCACGTACTGATTCTGGAGGAACGTGTAAGCAGCACGCTCCTTGTTGCCATAGGTGCCGACAGAGGGGGTCTTGCTGACGATGTCCGTCAGGGCAACAGGCTCGTTCGGATCGGCGCTGATGTTGTGCAGCAGCTTCTCTTCCATACGCACCATGCGCTGGTCGTAGACCGATTCGATCTTTTCCTTGACCGCATGATACAGGCGCAGGGCACTGGCTTCGCTAATGTCACGGGCGAAGTTCGCATTGCGCGAAGCGTTCGGAGTGATGATGAGGCCCTGGTCCTTGAGGGGCTGATGCCAGAATTCGACGCCTGCATGCAACTGCACGCCATCGAACGCCAGCTCCATGCCTTCGCGCAGATCCTGGAACTGCAAGCGGTCCTTGTAGGTCCAGACCTGGAGATCCAGCTGATCTTCAAGCACCTTGACAAGGTGCCGGACTTCGTTGTTGATGAACGGCATCGGGGACCGCTTGGCCTTCATGATAGCCGACAGATAGACGAGCTGATAGCGGTCAGGGACGCTCGGCTTCATCGGGTTATCATAGAAGGCGCGGACCTTGCCCAGGACTTCTGCGAAGTCTTCCGGGCTGAGGTAGAGTTCAGAACTCATGGCAGGTTATCTCCCCCGCAATGCCTCAGCGATTTCCTGAGCCAGTTCGGCTTCAGTGGTAGCAAACTTCTTGCGCTGGGGCACTGCGGAATTGGGCTTGGTATTCGTGCGCAGAAGTTGGTTGGTAGTAGGCTGGGTGGTATTGATGAGACCCTTCTCAGCAATGACCTCGCGGATGAGCTTTTCAGTGACAGTGCCCCATTTGGAGGGGACGAGGCCAGCGAAATCCTTCATCCGGGTATTGACTTCGGGAGCCACCGTTTCGTTCCACACCTTGGCCCCGAGTTTCTTCTCGTAACGGGCGTTCAGTGCACGGAGTGCTTCGTTGCCAATATCGACATCTGACTTTGCCATCCGGGGGACAGCGGGTGCAGACGCCTGGGACTCCGGGCGAGCCGGCGGGGTCGGGGCAAGTGCAGATTTCCGGGTCTTCTGGATCTTCCGGGCAACATCAATGTGGATCTCGTAATCATCCACCATCTGTTGCAGGTCAGCATCCAGCCCGTTGTCGGCAGTGTCGGGCCGCTTCGGCTCCTCAGCCTTCGGGGCCGGGACCAGTTTGTTCAGATCGAAACCGACTTCCGCGCCCTTGGCGATATAACCGTCGAACTGTTCAGGTTTGACTCCGTGCTTATCGAGCAAGGACTGAAGCTGTTCGGCGTATTCGGCTTTGTCTTTCAGGCGCTTGGCGGTCTTGCGCGCATGGTTGCGCTGCTTGACTACCTTGTCCAACCGTGCTTTGAGAGCTGCGAAGTCCTCAGTGGCCGGTGGTTCATCGTCTTCGTCCTCTTCGTCTTCGACGGACTCAGAACCTTCGGGCTCGACCTCAGTAGTCTCAGTAGGCTTGTCGGGCGTAGGAGCCGGCTTCGATCCGGCGATGTCAGCAATGAGCGCGTCGAGGGCCGCAGCCTCATCGACTTCTGGGGCGGGGTGCGAACCCGAATCTCCGGCGATCTCGGTATTCGGCTGTGCCGTTTCGAGATCCTTGCCGTCGCTGGTATCAGTCATGGTGTTCCCTTTGCCTGAGTTTGCAAGTACCATCAGCCCTGGGCAGAGCCCGGCAGTTCAGATACTTGCGGGGTGTTCTGGAATCCGCCGGTGGGCGTGCCGGGGGCCGGACCAGGATTAGCGCCCGTTGGCACTCGATCTCCTGCGCGGGTTTGGCCCGAAGGCCCACCGGGGGTTGGTCCATGCTGGCCGCTGGGGGCGGGCATGGCGCCCTGCATGCGCAGAGCATTCTGCCAATCGATGCCCGTGTCTTCGATCTCCGCGAGCTTAGACAGCATCCATGTCGCTTCCAACTGCGCCCCATGCTGGGCCATAATATTGGCGGCTTTGCCGATATGGTCGAGTTCGCGCGCACGATCAGGCTTGCCCGACGCATTCGCCTTGACATCCAACACGAGATCGAGCAATAGGTTTTCGCGGACATCAGGATCCGCTGGCCACATGGCAGCAGCAGCTTCGCCAGCGATGACCCGAATATTTTCAATCGGGAGGGCACGGGTAATAATCCGCGCCATGAGCATACAAACGTCGCCCAGCATGGAATTGAACGCAAAGGACATGCGCTGAAGCTGGGTGTTCAGTTCTTCACGGGCAAACGCGACTTCTGTGGCGAGATTGCTGGTGTTCGTAGCCCCCAAACCTGCTGACGGCATGCCACTGGCCATCTGGAAATCCATGAGGACATCCTGGCGATCGTACATTTGTGGGTAATATGGCGCGCCCTGGAGCGGCAACAGGTCTTTGCGCAGATCTTCCAGCCGTTCCACAAAGATGATGCTGAATGGCGCTGCGCTTTCATACTTGGCGATTTCTTCAACGCTCAAACTGCCTGAGGGGGCCAAGAGCTTGGGCATAGCGGCTATGCGGTTCATGCGCTGGTGCCGCCGGATATCATTCAGCTCGGTCTGCAAATCCCAGAGCAGCTCAACCATGCTTGGGCCGTATAGACTTCCGGCAATGTCATTGACCGTGAACAGGAAGAACGGGGGTTCGTCGTATGCGCCCCAGGGAATTTTGCGCAGCCAACCGTCGACGGCCTCTGTGCAGGTGTACACCATGCCGGTGTCTGCGTCCCAGATTTCCCACACGTCGTGGTCGCCGGTATCACCGCGCGTGGCATTGCCAGACGAATCTTTCCCGTCCTGTATATCGTTCGCGCTGTATTGCGTGCCAGACGGGGTTTCTTCCGACAAGGCCCGCCACGCCTCGGGCGGAACATCGTAAGTTGCGATGATGCTGTTGCGGGTCATTGACATGCGGTGCTTGAAGCGTGCACTGCGCTTGTAGTGCTCGGGGCAGCCAATCTGAAAGTCCACACGCATGTCTTCAAGCATGATGACATCGAAGCTGAACTGATACAGCGAAGGCACTGCTTCGATCTCATCGATGCTCGGCGCTGCGTCTTCGTACAGCAGTTCGAAGAGCCGCGTGACCGCTGGATCTGAAGCTGGGTTTTCACGCATGACAAGCATATTGTCGAAGTTGCCGGCGTATCGGGCGCGCAGTTCCTGCACATATTGGTCGATAAGCTGTTGCCGAACCGATACTTCAGCATCCTTCATGGCTGCGTACTGCACCGAATCCGTATCAAATTCGTCGGCGTCGAATTGCGCTTTCAACGCCTGCCACATGATCTGCTGCCGGCGCTTGGGGTCCATGATCCTGGCGCCATTGGGGGTGCGAAACTTGTCCCCCTCCCAAATGACTTTCAACCACCCCGCCCGTGTAGTATAGGCCTCGCGAGCCATGGCGTTGAGGCTGCCAAGAAGTTTTCCGCGCTTGATGAAGTAGTTGACACACCGCTCAATGGTGCGGGACATCCAGGTCATTTCATCGTCGGGGGCACCAAGTTCATTGTCCCACCGCTGGGGCACCTTGAAATTCGCCTGGGGGTCCGTTGCGGTCAGGTGCGCAAGCACAGCCTGCTGAGCGCGCAGAATGTGGTGCGTGATGACGGTGAATTTGTCTTTGCTCGGGGGGTGCAGGGTCTCTTCCATGCGCCGACGGAGCGACGACGCGCGGTCGAGGATACGGGAAATATCATTGGGCACGTCGAGTTCAGCGAAGAACTGCTCTTTCCGCTCCCGATCTGCACGGTCAGTATCCGAAAAGGGGGTCATGTGAAGCTCCGAGGGCTACGCTATCGGCGTTTGCTAGCATGTCTATGCTAGCGGCGTTTGGATCCAGTTATCGGAGGCAGTTTGGTGGTGGTGGTTTCAGCCGTCGCCGGGGGTGCCGGAGGAGCCAGTACAGTAGCGATAAGCGTCTGGAGGGCCGTCGCGAACATCAAAGTGAATGCCTGCGGGGCATTCTCCGGGGGCCTCGTCTGGGGCCACATTTGCTGCAGCCATTGTGCTGCGTCCGTGGGGTTCTGTAAGTTGGGTTGCCGCGCGGGCTGTTGTTGCTGGGTGCTCATGCCTGAGTCTCCTTGTGGCTGGGTAGTGTAAACGCCATAAGCCGGAATGCTGGCGGCGGTAAAACCTACTGTCGACAATGGTTGACGATGACTTCTGCAAGCTCGATGTTGGCGGCGATGATCTTCGCCAGCGGAACCGGCACGCCGTCAATGGTGATGCTTACAGCGGGGATGCCGTCCAGCTTCACGGTATAAGCCTGCCGCTCGCCCGGCATGGGCGAGCGGTTCAGATCCTTGGGTTGGACGATGGCGGTCATGATGATGCCGCTCGATTCCTTGCTAATGTTGAGGGTGACGATTTCCTCGGCTGTCTCTTGTGCCGGGATTATGCGTGGCGCGAGGGCCATGTGATTTCTCCTAGTAGATGCGGATTGCCGAGTAGGCGTAAATCTGCGTCGCGCTCGGGGTGAAGCGGATGGTGGTTCCGCTGACGCTCCAGCTTCCGCCAGCCGTGGACACGTTGGTGAGGTACAGGGCGCTGCCCGTAGACCAGACGATGCACTCGCCGCCGGATGAGTTGCTGCCGATGCCGTGGATGGAGACGCGATAGAGGCC